GTAACCGGAGTGGATACCTGAATGTTGGAGTCTATGCTTGATCATGCAGATGTCATTGACCATGACTGACCAACTGACAGACCACTCAGGCAGATGATCTTTAAGTGTCGTGCCTTGGATGCCTTTGAACTCAGGAACCGAGCCAGCTAATTTTTTATCAAACCGTATGTCATGGTTACCTGTGGTTCGATGTAAGAAAGTACCTAGACCTTTACAGGACTTAACGATCTGATCCATATGCCACTGAACTGCTTCGAGTTCATCGCGCAGACTTGTGACTGGAGACCAATCCATAGGGCCAAAACGAGAGATAGTCGATCCGTCGAGAATATCTCCGTTTGCGATAATCGCTTTGGGCTTTAGGGTCTTGATGAGTTTAAGTAGCGCATTGAACCCAGCAGAAGGCTCTCCAGGCATGAAGTGAGCGTCAGAGAATACGATCACATAGCCTTCAGTTTCTAGCGTCGCTCGCCTACGATTTTCAGGTAAGGTAAAACGAGCGTCTTTTGTGGGAAGAAGGATGTTGTATTTCTTCTCGATTGCCCTTCGTCGCTCGTAAACATTGCGAAGAGTAAGACCTATGCGGTCTGAAATCTTCGTTGGGCTTCCTAGTTCTTTCCAGACTGCGATGAACTCTTCATCTTCTGACTTTTTTCTCACGCCAAGCTCCGCGCTCTATGCTTTGGATCATCTTGCGCGGAATCACCAAAGACTGAGCAATTGCGTCATCAGTCACTGACTGACAAATTTTCACGCCCTGCTTGGTCTCTCCTAACAAGAATCCTATAGAGACAACAAGCGGGACTTGAAAGTCCTTGGCTTTCTCTGGGCTATCACCCCAACCCAAAGTGTCGTGGCAGGCATCTTCCCAAACTACTTTAACTATCGGAAGATTGTGCTTCATTTTTCTTATCTTTTATGGCATGGAACCATTTCCAGACAAGCCAGCCGGACTGTAACACAATGTAGAGCAAGGTAGCAACTGCCACCCATTCATTCAGAGTCAGACCGCCAACAGTCACGGCTGTTGTGATTGCTACAGGAGGAGCAGCCTTTGCTGCTTCAACAAGTACGTCTGACTTCTGTTCGGGTGTCATCTCTCAATCCAACTTACAGTATCTTCATCCCATGAGTACATTTTACCGTCAGTTGGCATCGCTACGGGAGCCTCCCATTGCGCGTCTGCGTTGAGAATCCAACTGGCAAAAGGCTTAGGTGGAACGAAAGCGTCTATATCTTCGCGGTAGGTATAACCTATCCCTGCGTAATTCTTTCTGATGTTGCCGTTGTAGCTGGTCTGCTTCCAAGTGCCACCAAGAATCTTTTCAAGATGCGCTGCGCCGATGTGTTCTTTCTCAACGCCAGAGGCATCAGAGGTGTCTTTGTTATCAACAACGACAACTTGTTGCACCACACCATTTTCATCAATACGGGCAAAGTGAGCCATCTACGCCTCCAGCTTTAATCCGGTTAAATCCATTTCTTCCCCGACAACACCGACAGGGAAGGTGTTAAACGATAGTGAGATTCTTACGTCATCGCCTTTGACTTCGGGAACCATGTGAGTCAGGCTTGACGGAAACAGAATCAGCTTTCCTGCTGTGGCTTCAAACCACCAAGACTCTGAGTTGTACGGGTTCCACTGCTCAGGCGGAAACTTGATCTGCTGCCAGCCATCACGGTAAAAATAAATCCTGTCATCAGCGTTTGTCTGCACATAAAACACACCACTGATGTAACTGTTTGGATGTGCGTGTTTGTGATGGTATTGCCCAGGTTCTGAGTAGTTACACCAGCTTTGCGTGACTCGTAGGCTTACGTTGTGCTTGGGATTGACCGTGTTCTTAAAGTAATCCGAGACGCTATCTTCAATAAACGAACGCAGAGACGTTAGCGCAGGATCACGCAGTACAAAGTTGTTCGTGCTTGTGGTGTTACCCATGTTGGGTCTTGTTGGCAGTTCACGAATGAAGAACAACTCTTCATCGCTCAGAGGTCTACCAAGCTCTGCAAAGCCTACAGGGGTTGGGAATAGGTTATGCAACTGCACGTTCAAATTCCTCTTTGGCTATGCCCATCTCTTTCAGTTGCTCGTCGGTGTAAATCGTAGGGATGCTGTCCTCAAACTCACGAATCTTGTCAATGACCCAATACACTTCTTCTATAGAAGGGCATGGCCGTGGATCATCCCACCGAGTAAAGACGTTGTTTGATATTTCCCACTTCGCACCTGGACGTAGTAGGTGCATGGCTGTATCAATGCCTAGGAATTTGTAAACTTTTGTAGTCATGTTATTGATTGATTTTGATGATTACGATACCGGAGCCGCCTGCGCCTGATGCAGCACCACCTCCACCACCGCCTCCACCGCCGCCGGTATTAGCCGTTCCCGACTGCCCTGTTCCACCACCATTACCGCCGCCACCTTTATTTGCTGTTGTTGATGTGCCGCCACCAAGACCTCCTGGGCCACTATTGTTACCGCCCCCGCCACCACCAGCGTAATAAACTGTTGATCCAGTGATAGCGGATGTAGACGCAGTTCCTCCGGCCCCTCCGGTTCCAGGCGATGAAATAGCGTTTCCTCCGCTTCCACCAGCACCGCCACCGCCACCGCCAAGATAAGGGCCGACCCCAGAAGCATATCCATTGCCGCCAGAATTACCTTGAGATGGTGTTGTGCTTGGTGTATTACCAGCATACCCTGGACTAGATGGACTACCTCCCATACCACCACCGCCAGAGCCGCCAGTAGAACCTGCTACGTTTGGATCTCCGTGTTGTCCTCTGCCACCACCAAAAGCATTGATTCCACTTAAAGAACCAGTGATAGTTGTGCTTGAAACCGTCTGGCTTACATTAACCGTATATGTTCCAGCTCCACCCGTCCCCGTCCCGTAAGCAGTAATAAGTGTTCCAGTTGTTACTCCCGTTCCTGACAGCGACATACCAGGATAAAACGTATTAGTTACTGTACCGCCAACCGTTAGGGTCGTTCCTGATATTGAAGAAGCTGTTCCAGAAGCGTTTGAAATTGATGGATCGTTGCTGATCCCAGTCCCGCTGAAAGATGAATTAGCTCCTGAGGTTGGTGCGGGGCCGGAATCTGTTGTTCCAGAACCGCCGCCGCCGACAACAATCGTATACTCACTGCCAGCGGTTACAGATAAGCCTGTTCCATTTCTAAAACCCCCAGCCCCGCCGCCGCCGCCGTATCTACCACCACCGCCCCCACCACCCGCAACTACAAGATAGTCAACGCTAGTAACACCTGTCGGGCATGTCCACTTGGTAGTGCCTTTGAACACAAATACAGTTTGGCTTGGTACTTGGTACTTTAGGATAACAATGCCGGAGCTTCCAGAGCCGCCGGCCCCAGAACCTGTATTGAAGCCACCACCACCACCGCTGCCAGTATTCGCATTAGGCGCATTACTTCCTGCACCGCTGGGGCTTCCAGCACCGCCAAGACTTGACCCACCAGAACCGCTTGTAGTAGTTCCAGAACCACCACCCCCACCGCCATAAGTTACTGTAGAACCGCTAATCGCAGAGGTATTTCCTATCCCCCCATCTCCGCCTTTTCCTGGAGAGGAAGTCCCTGGATTGCCTAACCCGCCAGCACCACCGCCGCCACCGCCGTAAGCATTACCGCCGGATACTAAGCCATTTCCTCCTGCATATCCCTGAACCGCTGGGGCAGGAATTGCGGGTGTATTACCAGCCCCGCCAGAGCCGTTATTAGGGCCACCAGCCGATCCACCGCCGCCAGAGCCTCCACTAGATCCAGCTCCTTGCGAAGTTCCTCCTTTACCTCCACCGGTAGCGGTTATTGATGCAGGAGAGCCGATAGAAGAATCTTGACCATTTGTATTAGATGGCTGTCCAGCACCGACTGTAATTGTGTAATCCGTCCCTGCCGTAACGGTTAAGCCAGTTCCGGTTCTAAAGCCACCAGCACCACCGCCACCACCATTGCTATTTGCAGTCACTCCTGCACCACCACCTCCCCCACCAGCAACAACCAAATACTCAACCTCTGTAACCCCAGTAGGGCAAGTCCAAGTGGACGTAGCAGTAAAGGTTTGGATGACTGTGACAGACGTAATCGGCCAGATGTTCTGTCGTCTGGCGATGAATTGCTCCATCAGCGACCACACGCCTTTGGCTGCTGACTGAGTTGGAATGTTTGCTGGGCCTATGACCCCGCCGTTACCTCTAAGCATAGTAACCTCAGCTTATGGTTTCGTAGGAACAACTAAACGTAAGTTTACTTGCTGTCGAACTCGTCACATAAATGGTACTAGCCTCGCCCGTGACTGATGTGTCCAAGAGATATAAAGCTGTGCTCTTATCGACCACAACCAAAGACGCATCAGCAGGAACCGCAACAGTCGAAGCAATTGCTCGATAAGTCGTCCCGTCTGCGAGCCTTAGCTCAACCGTAGCATCATAAGAACTCGTTCCATCTATATTCGACACAATGATGGAGTTGATCTTATGCGCCGCACCCGTGGCAGGAGCAGTGACTAGCGCGTTTCTACTGGTGTCAGCAGGAGTGACCGTCACTGTGTGGGGAACGATGTTTGCGACGTTAACAATGTTTGGAGCAGCCATTTTTAGCCTCTAGTCTAGAACCCGAAAATAAGCGACATAGCGATAGCCTTGCCTGTTGAAATGCCAGAACCGCCTGTGTTTGTGACCCATGAAAGCGTACCAGATCCGTTTGTTTGCAGTATCTGGCCGTTAGTACCATCAGCACTTGGAAGTGTCCACGTTACGTTTGCAGAAACTGTCCCTGGAGCCTTGAAAGCTACATAATTCGATGAGTCTGTGTCCGCAAACCGTAAGGCTCCTGTAGCACCAATTTGGACGTTTGTGCCATCCCAAGTAAGGTTTGCAGAACCACCAAACGAACTTGAGTTGTTGAATTGAATTTGGGTATTGGAACCACCAGGACTTGCAGAAACCGTACCCCACTCTAAAGCAGTAGCACCAGAGTTAACACGGAGAACTTGTAAAGCCGTTCCGATGGTCGTTAGACCCGTACCACCGTTTGTTGTTCCTAACGTCCCCGTGATGCCTGTGGACAACGAGACGTTTGTAATCGTGTTGCTGGAACCGTTGATGGTCTTGTTGGTGAGTGCCTCGGAGCCTGCAAGCGTTGCTAACGTTCCTGTGGTCGGAACCGTGACGTTTGTCGTTCCTGTGCTTGTAATCGTGACACTATTAGCACCCGATGTCGCAAGCGTAGAACCGTTAGCAAGCGTCAAAGTACCTGTGGTCGTCGAGACTGTAAGCCCGTTGAACTTGCCTGCTGTGATGTCACCCGTCGTGTCTGCAATCGTGACAGCAGAGTTTTGGACAAGTTTTCCGGTTGTTCCGTCGAATCTTGCAACTGCGTTGTCTGTGGAAGATGCTGGGCCTACAACGTCACCAGAACCAGATACCGTTGTCCATGTGAAAGCTGTTCCGTCCCACTGGAGATAAGTTGATCCTGACGTTGGGGCAGCAATAAAGCCTGTCGCGCCTGATCCACTCTGCACCGCTATCCGATTGGCAGCACCACCTGCAATGTTTGTTGCCGTAGTCGCCGTGGTTGCGGACGTTGCAGACGTTGCCGAAGTCGCTGTCGCAGCGTTACCAGAAATCGAGATACCCCAGGTTCCTGTTGCGCCCGTCCCCGATGGTGGAACAAAGTCGGTTCCCGATGTGGCCTGCGTGAACCCACCAGAGCCGTTACCCTTTAGGATATTGGTTCCCGATGTTGCAGGCGCGTAATCAATCCCAGAAGCAGCCGCAGCAACAACACCAGAACCTGATGCTTTCACAAGCCCCGTGACGTTGATGACTTGCTGATAGTCAACATTGGCTTGAGCGGCCTGAAAACCACCTAAGTTATTACCCTTGAGGATTGATGTGCCTGAAGTTGCAGGAGCGTAATCTGTGCCAGACGACGCGGTAGAAAATCCACCAGATCCGTTGCCCTTAAGAATCCCGCTTCCAGAAGTAGCGGGTGCATAATCCGTACCTGAGACCGCAGCAGCAATCACACCTGACGAGGCTTTCAATAGGCCCGTCGTTGTTGCTGCCTTGATTAACTTACCAGTCGTGCTGTCAAAAAGTGCTATCTGGTTATTAGTCGCACCTACAGGCCCGTAGACATCACCCGTTCCAGAGGCTGTTCCCCAGAAAAGATTACCCGCACCGTCCGTATTAAGCGTCTGACCGTTCGTTCCATAAGAAGTCGGGAACACATAAGTCTGGGTTGAGGTTGACGCAGCATTAGAAGGCTGAATCCGAAGTGTTTTTGTACCTGATCCAGCGTCGTTAGACTGAAGCTCAAGATAACCAGAAGTCCCCGCGCCTGTGTTGGCAGTGACTTGCATGTAGCCAACAAAAGAACCTTGCCCCGTGTCTGTGATGCTCGCAGACGAACTCTGGATGATCTTGCCTGTCGTACCGTCAAACCTAACAATTCTGTTGTCTGTTGAACTCGCTGGCCCAGTTACATCACCGCTAGACCCGCTTGCAAACTCCAACCCCGTAGCACCAGCGTTGACCCTCAAGACTTGCAGAGCAGAACCTAGAGCCGTTAACCCTGTACCACCGTTAGAGACAGGAAGCGTTCCTGTGACACCTGATGAAAGAGGTAATCCTGTCGCGTTTGTGAGCGTTGCAGAAGAAGGTGTGCCTAGCGCACCGTTCCTCGTCACAATAGCCCCTGTGGAGCCCGTATTGACCGCTAGGGCCGTTGCTACGCCCGTACCTAAGCCTGACACCCCTGTGGAAATCGGAAGCCCTGTAGCGTTCGTAAGGGTTCCGGAAGAGGGTGTACCTAATGCACCACCGTTTGTGATGATTGCGCCAGACGAACCGACGTTAACCGCAAGCGCAGTAGCAACGTTTGTTCCGAGACCACTAACCCCTGTGGAGATTGGTAAACCAGTGGCGTTTGTGAGCGTACCCGATGAAGGGGTTCCTAACGCACCACCAGGAGCAACGTAATCGGTTCCTGCTGTAGCGGCAGCCACTACACCAGAAGAAGCCTTCAGGACACCTGTTACCGATGATCCGGTGAGGATCTTTCCTGTAACGCCGTTGTAGATTGCTAACTGCCCGTTAGTTGCGCTTGCTGGGCCTGTAACGTCGCCACCTGTGGCTAGTGTCGCAAACTCTAAAGCCGTTCCTGCCGAGTTGACCCTTAAGACATCCAACGCAGCACCAAGACTGGTTAGTCCTGTGCCCCCAGAAGTAACAGGAATCGCTGTTCCTGAGTAAGTTAGGGTAATGTTTCCAGACGAAGTGACGGGAGAACCCGCTGTCAAGAAAGCAGGTGGTGTAATGCCAACACTTACCACCGTACCGACACCAGAAACTGTGCTCCACTTGACCCCACCTGTCTCAGAAGAGTCAGCAACCAACACTTGTCCGTTTGAGCCTACAGGAACCCTGACGTTATCTGTGCCTGAGTGAGCAACGATGTCACCCTTGGTAGACAAAGGAGACAAGGCGTTGAAGGCAGCAGTCTTGCTTCCTTGTCCTGTGCCGCCTGTCTCAATCGGGATCGTTCCCGTGAGTTTGGAAGAGGCAAGCGATGTAATCCAAGCAGGGTTTGCATAAGACCCAGAAGTAACCACGCCGTCTGTAACCGTTGCGGCATTACCTGAGATTGAGATCCCCCAGGTTCCAGCAGCACCAGAACCCGAAGTCGTAACAAATGCGCCTGTAGACCCTACGTTGACACCCAGTGCAGTAGCGACGTTCGTGCCCAAGCCCGTAACGCCCGACAGTGGCATTCCTGTCGCGTTGGTGAGGGTAATGCTCGATGGTGTCCCCATCGCGCCGTTAAAGGTCGTAAAGGCTCCAGAAGAACCTACATTGACCGCTAAGGCTGTAGCTACATTAGTCCCTAGTCCAGAAACCCCTGTTGAGATCGGAAGTCCTGTCGCATTTGTTAAGGTCGCGGCAGAAGGAGTGCCAAGGTTTGGAGTCGTGAGCGTTGGAGATGTCGCCCTGACAACGTTTCCTGTGCCTGTCGCACTCGAAAACGAGAGATTGCCTGCACCGTCAGTCCCTAAGACTGCATTAGCAGCACCGTCTGAGTCTGGCAGCGTAAACGTAACGTTGCTTGCCATCGCTGAGGCCGCACGAAGCTCGATGTAGTTTGAGCCGTTGTCTGAGTCCTCGCCAATCCTGACTCGTCCTGCATTTGCAGCCACGCCCTGAACCGCTAAAACATCTGAGACCGTGAAGGTATCGCCATCGAGTCCAGCTTGTTGATTCTTAAGCTGACTCATCAACTCCCGAATAGCGTTGTTGATGTTACTAGGCGCACAACCCTCGGCAATGTCAATACCGTCAATATCGGTGTTATTGCCTGGAGTTGAGGAAAACTCAGAGATCTTTGTCTTTGCCATGTTTACTCCATCAACTCTTTCGGCTGCTGCGTCTGGTAAAGCATATTGAGCAATCCTTGATACGGGATATTCGGGGCTACTGATCTAGCACCTAACAAGCCACGTTGTAATTGTCCCATGCCATAGGCTGCTTCTCCAACAATTCTAGGCGAAGATGCCAATGCAGTACCCGCGGCCAATGGGATACCGCCAGCCATAAAGCCCATGCCGCTAGTAATCGGCGCAGTAGCTCGTTGGATACCTCTTGGCGTTAAGTCTGACATAGCCTGTCCAGCAAGCGCAGGCATCAATTGCCTACCGCCCTGTCTTTCTAACTCTCTTGCAAGTCGCAGCCGTTCACCGTAATTAGTGTTTACGTTGTTTCTCATCAGGCTTTGTAACTTGCGTATCGCCGTATCAGCAGAGGCTTTCTGACCTAAAGACAACGCACGTTCAATCTCACGGATAAGATCGCTTTGATCCGTGTATTGCTTCATTACCTTAGCGTACGTCGGAGCCTGCTTGGTTATTTCGCCTTTGATTGCGTTGTAAACCTCTCCGACCGCAGTCCTTGCGGTTTTGGCCTCGTAAGGGATGTCTTCAAGGACATCACCAACTTTCTGTTTAAGAGCGTCTAAACCTTCTGGTGTATGGTACTCAGCAGGGTCTAAAGCCTTCCATTCTTCAATGTAAGTTTTTGCCTCTGCAAGTTTGTCAGCAGCAGCTCTGTTTTTTACTTGCCCCTTAAACATCACTTTACCCATAGCATTGTTGATCGCGCTATCAATGCCTGTGAAGTCAAGGACTGTCTTGTCGTTTCTGATGTTGACCATGCCAGAGCGATACTCTGCTTGCTTGGCCTGTTGAATATCAGACAGGTTTTGCTTGGCAGCATCAAGAACTTCGGTTGCGCCGACCTTGCCGCGCAAGTTTTCTGTAAAAGACTTAGCTTGCTGTCCTCCTGCTTTCCCAGCCTCAAATGCTTGCTGGATAGACTCTGTGCCCACACCAGTAGTAGACCCAAGGACTGCTTTTGCTCCTCTTCCAGCGGCCCCAGTACCGGCAGCTATAGTTCTTCCTGTAGCTACTAGCGGGTCTGTTGCGTAGGCTGCTTTAGCTAATGTCGCAGACACACCACCAGCTTTAGGTGCAACCATTGCGCCACCAGTAAGAACCGTAGATATATCTGCAAGGACTCCAGCAGGATCGGTAGCAATGGCTTTCTTCGCTCCCTCTACACTGCCGTAACGCTCGGTATAGAACTGACCTACTTTGTTAGCAAGTTCCCTAGAGGCTTTATCCTCGCCAATGGCTCGAACCATACCTTCGGGGAGGATGTTTTGCAAAATGCCTGCGCCAAGATCAATGACTGTTTTAGCTGTCTGGATTGGGCTTGTAACGGCTTCAACAACACCGCCAATGACGTTACCTAAAGACTTAGGGAAGTTGGTAATCGCGCCTTCTACAACCTGTCCGGCAGATAATGGCTTTTGCTCAGGCTTTTGGCTTGAAACAAGGTCTTGATCCCACCAGTTAGCCATGATTAACGCCTCTTAGTAAGTATTTGGCCTTCAGGGTTCATATACACAGAACCAACAGGCAATCGGTCGTACTCTGCTTTAGAGTTGACCTTGATCGGTGCCTGTTCATTACCTATCGGTGCTTGCGGCGTGATATTTGGCCTTAATGCTTCAATTGCCGATCTGCTATATCCCTGCGCCAAAGCCGCTTCAGACATCTTCTTGAACGCACCTTCTGCCACTTCAGCTTGCCTTTGAAGATTTGCTTTAATCTGTGTTGGAGACATTCCAGGCGTAACCATTGCTGACTCAAACGCAGAAGCCTCTGTTCTAGTGAGCGCGGAACCAAACAATTGATTCCTAATCTGGTTTGCAAAAAGATCGTATTGTTGCCACCACTGACCGAAATCTTTTTTGGCCGGATCATCAGAACGCAAGGCAAGCATAATCGCACCTCTGCCTAAAGCGTCCATGCGATAGCCGCCGTAATTGTCCTGGAAGTTATTAGACAGGCTTCTTAAGTTGACTGCGTTTTCTGATTTGCTAGCGAGATCGTTAAGAACTGGCCCAGGTAAAGGCTTACCGTCTTTTGCTTGCTCTTGTTTTGCTCTAGCTTCGTCTATTCTCAGACTAACCAATTGATTGCTTAATGCAGTTGTTGCTGCGCGATCCTGCCTTGATTCTTCACGCTGCATCGCTTGCGAGTTCATGCTCGTCAAACGCTCCATCGCCTTATTAAGCGCATCCTCATCCATGTTTGTAAAACTGCGCTGCAATTGCGAAGCAAACGGAAGAATTGAAGGATGGATAACGCCGCCTTGTATCAGAGGAGTAAACGGATTCTCATTGGTTCCAGTTTGTTGCGTTGGAGCCATGACCGTTTGAGTGTTTCCTTGGAAGTCAGTAACAACCAAAGACTCACCTTTCTTGATGCTAGTTACAGTAGGCTTGCCAGCAACTGCGCGGAAACTGCCGTCCGGCATCCGTTCATAAATGATGCCGCCAGCTTCCCTAGTCTCAGGCTGCATTGCGCCTTGTATGGTTTTGGCAGCAGTCAATGCCTTGTCAATCGGAACGCCCTTAGAAACGGCAGCGGACAGCAAACGCTCGACATCCAGTCGTGGCATACCGTAAGTTTTTTGTTCCTCATAAGGTTCAGAAACGCCCATCGCTTCAAGGTCAGGAGAAAACCGTTGCTGAGATGTGACTGGCCTTACTATGCCAGCCCTTAGAACCTCTGGAAGATTTGCCTCGGCCTGTATCTGTTTCTGCATTTGTTGCAGTTGTAGCCCTGTTAAACGATCTTGCACCGCTTGCTGCACCGCACCACGGTAGGCTTGCTGTCCAGCTTGCAATCCTTGCGCTACAAGTTCGCCTGTAGACCTACGGACGGGGCTTCTTCCTGATCCTGCGAGTAGCGTAAGACCAAGGTTTAGCAATCCCTGATCTTGTGCCTGCTGCCTAAGTTTTTCCTGATCTTCCGCGCCTAACAAACCTCCCATGTAGGAAGGCATTTCACCAAATACACCGCCAAGGAAGTTGCTAGTTGACACGATTACCTCCCAAGCAAACCAACGAGACCACCCAATGCCGCACCGGCAGTTGTTCCAAGCACCGGAACCGTACTTCCAAGTTTAGATCCTGCTAAAGCACCACCGAGCATTCCCGCAAGTGGATTAGAGTAAGTCGGTTGAATTGTTTGTTGGCCCATTGGCGCACCGTAAGCACCAGACAAGAACGACTGAAGTGCCGTGTAAGGAGCCTGTTGCTGGAAGTTAAAGCGTTGTATTGCGTCCTGAAGTGCTGCCTGTTGGTAGCCTTCTGTCGCCTGACCAACCTGCGCTAGCTGTCCTATGTCCGTGTAGTCCTGTGCGGCCAAACCTGGAGCAGCACCGATAGCCGCTTGTTGTCTTGCTCTCTCTGCTTCGTAGAGATCCAGACCCATGCCCAGTGCTTGTTGCTGCCTGCCTCTCTCAGCCTCGTAACCAGAGTAACCCAACTGTGCAGCCTGTCCTGCAAGCGCGTTAGCAAGTGCGCCTTGTGCGCGTTGCTCCTGACTCATTAAGGCTTCGTTAGTCCCGTAACGTCCCGCCTGAGAAGCGCGAGACCGCATCTGGTTAATTGCGTCTTGGTACTGAGTTGTTGCTGCTTGGAACCCAGGCTGTAGTGCTGCCGTGTAGTACGGATTCTGTCCGAGATAACCGCCTGCAACCGTATTAGCTAAAACAGGACTTGTTGCCCCTGCTAATGTCTCAGCACGAGAACCACCAAGCGTCGTTGCTAACTGCTGTTGCGCTAAAGGCACAAGCGGGTTGCCTTGCATAGCCCTTGTTTGCATCGCAGAGAGCGCAGCCTGCGTCTGCTGAGACGGGCCTACATAGGTCTGGCCTGTGAAAAACTCAGGCGCACCCTGTTGATAGAGTCTTTGTGCCTCGCTTAGTCCGTACTGGACGTAGGGGCGCATTGTCGGGTCAAGTTCGGTTCTCGTAACCGTGTTTGTCGTACCGCCAGCCATGTTAAACCTCTCTCACCCACTTACGGGGTCTAAAACCTAACGCCTTAGCCTTGCGATCCCAGCCTTTACGCCACGAA